ATAAATTATTTTGTCTTAATAACACCAGCATCTTATCCCAATCCACATATCCTTTATCCGTAAGTGGAGTGCCGATATTCCTATCATCTATATAATAATCACAATACACTTTTGGTGATGATGATACTGGCTCAGGATTGTAGTTTACCGAATATAGATCAATATGATTGTATCTAAACCAGTCTACGGCATCCTGTAGATATTTACCATCTCTTACCGTATATAATATCAGTAGATTCCTATCAGCTAATTTCCTCAATACGCTAGCAGCCCCGATATTGTCTCCTACATAAGGGTATGAGTCTACTACACATGTCCCATCGAAATCTATTCCTATTATTTTTCTCATATCACCTCTTATGATAAATACTCCTCTATTTTCTTAGCCATATCAATAAGCATCTCACATCTAAGGTCGTTGAGATCCTTACAGAACCTCATTTCCTCCTCATGCTTTTCCTCCGGCGATCTGTTATCACTTATATTGTAGCATGGTGATGAGCATATCGGTATGGGCTTCATGGCATCTATGGCTAATTTGATAGCCTTTTCTTTGATATCGCTCATATTAATTTCTTTTTGCATCCAGATCATACCGCTATTATGGCAATCAGGGAAATCGATATGATCAAAGTCACGTATTGAACAACATCCCTCGTTATAAAAACAACATCCTGCACAATGATCTTCTTTTATCTCCGGAATAGCCACGTATGTCTTTCCTCCGTATATTCTAACTTCTCCCTTTCTTACCTTATTCGTCTTATTCATCTTATCAAATTTTTATATCCTATTTTCTTTAACTGCTCTTCGGTAGCTTTCTCCTTCGGGAACTTCCCGTGCCATTTACCGGGTACCACGACATCACGGCCGTCAGGGCTGGTAGCCAGCCTCCCGCATTCGCTGCACAGCCCCATGCCCTTGTACGGCTGTAGCTCCTTGGCATACTCGAATTTGTCCACCATATACTCGTTTGTCAACATCCAGTAACTAGACGTAGCGGTATTATCGATACAGCCGCATTTAGCGCATACAAACAAGCTCATAGTAAGTTCTTTTTTGCCTCATTAAACAACCGTTCTACCAGATTCTCAAATTCACCATCAGGCTCTATTATATTTCTTATCTTTATCTGTATGTTTTTATGTTTTGCCAAAGAATAATAATTGTCCTCTACATTATAATGAGCCACAGGGCCATCTACGTAAATAGCTTCATTTGGATCTAGCTCATTTTTATAATAATCTTCTACGGTATTTATAGGAATATAACGTAGATTATCTATTCTCATTATAGAATATTCATCGAATTTGACGTATTTCCCAACGACCCATTTATAGTTCTCTTTTAGATTAGCCTGCATCTTGTTTTTTTCTTCCTTCAACTTATTTTCCAGTTCTTCAATCTTATTCATATTCTATCTATTTTAATGTTATTGTTATTAAATCTGTTTATCATCTCATCAAAGAATTGACGGTCTATCTCCACAAGCAGGGAGTCCCTTCCCTCCTCGTAAGCCGCTATCCCTGTCGTTCCGCTCCCGGCTACCGGATCCATTACCGCATCTCCCGGATTCGTGTATGTTCGTATCAAGTATCTTAGTAACTCCACCGGCTTCTGGTTGGGATGGATGGCTGATTTTTGCCTGTCTGTCTTAAATGTCATGACCGATAGCGGGTATCTCTCCGTGCTATCGTATGTAGTGAGACCGGCTTTGCCATATAATTCCGTTTCCTTGCATCCCACTTTACTGGAGGCCTTGGATACTTTCCTGACATGACCATAAGTCTTTTGGGGATTATATGTATGCTTCCCAAGTGGCATAGGTGAGAAGATAAGTATCAACTCATGATTTCTTAATGGATATTTCTTGGCGTTAAGAAAACCGGTAGGGGTAGTCTTATGCCAAACAAGGTCGTACCGGTACCATCCCGCTGGGGCGACCCTCATGATCTCGACCGCCGCCGTGAGGGAACAGGTGACGGCTACCACCCCGTACGGACACAGCATTTTTTGGATTACCTCCCACATCGCCTTATAATCAAATCCCTCCTTGTCGTATCTTGCTTGGGTTATCTTATAAGGAGGGTCGGCAAAAACAAATCTTACCTTCCCTACCATATCCTTGAATACGGACATCGCCATACCCATATCCCCGTTAAACGCCCTTACTTTCCCGTTCATCATCAACCCTCTCCACTTTAATTGTTCCCATATCACCTGAAGGCAACGTGATATTACTATACACGTTATTCCAGTTCTCGTCAATGGCCAACTGATGTAATATCGACCTATATATCTGGTAGGTGTTACCGATAAGTCTCTTCCTATTTATCTTATCCTTACTACCCCCATCATATCCTATATGCTCATAATCCCCAAGATCAGGGAACAGTCTTCTTCTTATCGCTCGTGAGTTATTGATTATAAAGCTTCTTATCCCCAGCGTTTCCGCTCCATCCATATCATTTATCAACGTATCTGTCGTATGTTGTAGGTCCATGTCGCCAGCGGCGAATCTACTGATGTCTTCCACGCATTGGGATATCAGCATTAGCTGTTCCCTTGTCAACGTTATTTTATAAAGTTGTTTATTATCCATGATTATCTGATATTAATTTTTCTTTTATATGTTTAGATATATCAATTATCTCATCTTTTATATTGCAGTCATCTTTTAATAATGAACCAAATATACATGATATGGCGCTCTTTAGGCCTAGCGCTATCCCTATCTCCAATATTTTTTTATCGGTATTAGAGATTTCTACAGGTTCATATAATATTGATGATATGTTGTTAACGACGTATATTATATCATCTTCATTCATTGATGTAGATTTATCGACAATAGCTATAAAATCTTTTATAATCATAATATAAGCTATTTTTATTTCTTTTATCGTATCATCGCTTAGATGTCTATCTCTTATATGCCTTTCAACATACTTGTTTGCTAGATTCTCTATTTTGTTTGATTTGTCCATTTGTACTATCAATTATTTAGTTAATAATAGATCATAGTCCTCTTCATCTATACTCCCATTATTGTTGACATATATAATGAAATCATTTAAAAGCACGGACTTATCCTTGGATAAGGCTTTTATAATAAGCTCTCCATCATCTTTCAACATCACATGCACAGTATCCCAGATAACATATTTTTGACATTCTCTCTCAATCCTTTTGATTATATTGAGCATCTTCTCGTATGCTTCTTTATGCCTTTTGATCATTTTGTCTAGCTCAGTCGTATCATTTTCCCGTATAACCGTGAATATATACTCCTTGTTACAATTCCAACATTTTATTAGTCTTTCTGATCCACACTTCTTGTCCTTGTAGAAGAAGCATCCCCTACATGGCTCCTCATGGTCGTAGCTTAATACTACAAGCAGCTCCATGCCATTCTTGTATATCACGTCTCCTTGTTTCATCTTGTCTATTTTATTAATCTCATTATCAATATAGCAAAGTTGGATATTATCCATACTATAGATATCCAGAATGTTATACTCAACATAAGACCTATATTCTTAGGTATAGGATCTACTCTCCTGAATGTAAGGATCATGAATACAAATGTCTTGAAGTTCATAATTTACGATATTTTTCTATATAGTTAACTATTAGATCCTTGATACCTTTAGGGACATTAATTAGCTTAAGGTTACCTTGGAATATATCCTTACCGTACTCGTCCATGATCACCCCGAATGAAGGATTCATGATTCTTGTCGATATACATATCGGTTGGTCGGTATCGAATCTGATAACGGCTACCTTCTTCTCGTTTATCGCCTTCTTTAGGGCTATATAAAGCTTATGACCTTTAACAATGTCACAATTACCTTTCATGATCTTAGACATATATATGATATGCTCTTTCTTCACATTGCTGAGATTGTCCATCAGTTTAAGATCTCCGCCAACGGATTTCCATTTTTTGAAGCAAGATATGCATAGACAATAACTGGACTTGGCGTTCCTCGGCATCATCCTGCTGCTACCAGCGGGAACCGTATCGCCACAGCAGACGCACGTCCGGTCTTTGTTGGTGCGTACTGGGCCATAGCTGTTTATCGGGTATTCTTTTTCTTTAAGCATCTTTTTCTGTTTTCAAAATTATCATCACCATATTCATAATTAGGACAAGCCTTATTGCTTGGGCGTCTCGTATAAGTCTTTTGCTCCCTATCATATTTCCTGTTAGGGTTTATATAATGGTCGCACACTTGCCAAATGGAGCAGCATACTTTCCCGTATCTTTTCGCCCATTCCCGATCATGTAGATGTACACAAGTGGCGCAAGTTGGGTTCTTGAGCTTATCCTTATTCTCATCTATGATCTTATTGACCCGATCAAGAATAACATGCATTTTTTCAATATTTATGACGTTAAATGCGTCTGGGCATGGAAGATATGTCATTGAGCTTATATCTATGTCCATTCCCTTGGATTTATTGTAAGCTGATTTGTATTTCCTTCTCATCAAATCCTTTAATTGATTTACTTTTCTCTCATAAGTTCCCATATTTCACTCAGTTTTCCATCCTTGTTTTTTCAATAGATCCACCATCATCTCCTTTATCTTAGGGCTAATGGCTTCGGTAAGTATATCAGCGGCCAAGTTAATAGAGAAGCTTGTCATTCTAGATTCTCCTATATACTTCTCGCTGGTAACTTCTTTCACATAGTCGTGAATATCCTTGATCATTTCATTTTGAGATCTTAGGAGATCCAGTATCTTATCGAGTTTATCATTCATCTTTTTTCTCGAATATACCTGACAATAACCAGAAGACCACTATCAAAAAGAAAAATAGCCCAAGAGCCTCATCCGGATAATCATGCATCGCCTCTAAGATACTTCTCATAACTTAACATCCATTTTACCGATTATACGATAGAAAATATCCCTAGTCAGCTCAATATCGTAAGTAGCGTCATGAAGCTTATTCTCGTCGATCTCAATACCCATAGTTCTGGCTACGGTCATCAACTTAAAGTTCTCCATATCGTTTCTTGCGCCCATCAGGAACGGTGTCACCATAACATATACATCCATACAGTTAGGATAGAACCATGATCCGAAATACTTATCCCCACATTGGGTAAATAAAGCCCGTAGGAAGTTGTTGTCGAATCCGGCGTTGTTATACCCCACCAAATACATTTTATCCCTCTTGTCGAACTTATTCACGTATTTGGATAATATACCAACTAACTGCCTGTACCCTTCTTCCATAGGCTGATACGACTGCACTTGCTCCAAGGTAACACCAGCCACGTCCAGCGCCTCTTGCTCTATCGTGGCGGCAGGGTTCGGGGCTAGGCGGATGTCGAACCTCTCGACCTCCTGCCCGTCGATATCCACGATCCCTCCTATTTGGTGTATCCCGTTTCTCCAGAACTTAACACCGGTTGTCTCTAAATCGAAAAATAGCAATTTGCTCATATCTATTGATTTTTTAAATGTTCCTTAATCTTCTCCAATGCCTCATAAGACAGATAGCTGTCTATAGTATTATCGCTATCTATTTTCAGCAACTCATTAAACAAGTCTTTAGCCAATGCTTTCCACTGCTCTCCCCAATCACGGAGATTCTCGACCTTTGACTGTATGTCTTCGAAATAAGAATCTACGTCTGATTTGATTGATTTTGAATAGTATTTAACATCCTTCTCATCCCCATCCATCATATAATTACATTGTGCCCTGATATCTTTTATATGACTGTCTATATCACTGCACATATAATCAACAGGTTTACGTATATTGAATATAGCTTCTGACGTAAGACCGGTTATATCTTGTATGTCTTTTAAATTACCCATGATTTAATCAATTAAATACCAACCATCCACCTGCAAATCCCATCCCAAAAACGAATAAGATTATAGATGTAAATAATATCCAATCTTTTGCGCTTAGCTCATTATTATCTCTCTTTATTTTCTCAAGATAATCATATATAGCTGTATAAACAGCATGGTGAATATTCTCGTCTCTAGCCCTTACGATATTATCATATTCATTATATCCTAGATTATGGGTGGAGCTTTCGATCCTCATATTCCCCGTAACCTTTTTATTTACATCGAAATCGAAACTAACCACTATATCGGTGGTTAGAGCGTTGGCGATTCTGCTTTTTATCTCATCATTACTGAGATTAGCATCGTGCACTAATCGCTCATAGTCTTTATCGTCAAGAATTATCTGTTTTTTAATGTTCATATCCCTAATATTTCTGCTACATAAACAAATCCATAACATATATAATTATCAGCGTCATGCTCACCCCAATTCACATGCCATACGACGGCGCACGGGAAATATAACGGCATGTCCTCAGCCATAGGATCCTCTTTGAGGTCATCGATGTTTATCTTCTCCCTCCACCTCCACAGGTCTTGGATATCGTTCAAAATTAATTTCTCCATAACTATGACGGATATTAGATGTTAGTAATTCTATAGCCAAGCTGATCATGGCTCCCGCTTCCGTAAGTTTATTCATTTGGGCGTACACCCTGTGCTCTGCGCTACGATAAGTCTCCCTGCTGCTTATGGTATCTAGCAAATCATCTATAGCGTTTCTAAGAAGATTGGTTATTCCTCTTTCTCCCATACCCTTGAAATAATAAATATCACGACCAACGTAAAACATGTCCTGACATCTTTTAGCTACGTACTCTATTCCGGATAGATGGTATTTCTCGTTGTCTATCTCCACCTCTCCTTTTTCTATAGCCCTCAACAACTTCCAATCTATCGTTACATAAGTTTGACGATTTTTTACCTTTACATAGGTATATCCGCCATAATGAGAACCCAGCGTCCTCATCGTTAGCTCATTGACTTTTTGTTTGTTTTCATCCATAATAATCAGGTTTTTAATGTTGATACAAAAATACGATTTAAACAAAAATAAAAGCAT